CTTTATAGAATCTAACGTTATTTCTTTTTTCTTAATTGCCATAGTATTTATAAAAAGTTTTAATTGTTTCTAATTTATCATTAGCATTTGCAATTTTTTCTACTAATTTATCCATTTCTTCAATGTGTTGTGGATGTTCTCCAATACCAACAGGTGAATTGAAATAAACTAATAGTGATGCTTCGGCTTCTAAAGCTTGTGAATTGTATTTGGCACACAAAGCCTCATACATTTTTTCTGTGATTCTTTTTTCGTTCATAAGTTAAATGTAATAAAGCGTGGACAAATAGTCCACGCCAAGATTAATAAATATTAGAAGGGCATATCTCCGTCTGGTTCCGCATCTTCTTGTGGGTCTCTAGTAGATTTCTTACTACCCATGTCAATAGTTTCTTCTTGTGAATTACTATAAATGTATTTACCCGCATCTGAATCCCAACGTGGAGTTTCTCCTCTTGCAATTGCTTCAAGATATTCTTCAGGTTTTTTAGAGTAAACGTCTTCCCAAGTTAATTCATCATTAACCCATGAGTCCATCGTTTCTTTATTTTCGTGGATTGGTGCCGGGTCATCATACATAATCGTTTGAATAACTGTATATACCGCACCTGTTGGTGTTTTTGCTTTGGTTAATTCAAGAATAATATCTCTTCCTTTTTCTGAGTCAGTAATATCACCTTTGTTTTTCCAAATTGGAATAATTTTATCTAAGATTCCTTCATTTTTGTAGTTGTGTTTGAATCTCCAGAATTTTACTCCGTCCGCTTCGTTATCTCTATCAACGACTTTAACAATATAAAACTTACGTGGTTTGTATTGTGTCGCCAATTTCTTATCCGATTCTTTTCCGGTTGACATTAACTCTTCATAAACCTCAGTTAACGGTGAACGTTCGTTATCGTTTTTACCTGGGTCATAGAATTTTTGCCATTTACCATCTACCTGAACTTCGTGAAACCACACTTCTTTAAAAGGTGAAGAGCCGTCTTTTGTTGGTAGAATTCTTAATCGTTTTTGTCCTTGTTTTTCGTTGTCTTTAAGGATTGCTGCGAAGTATTTTTTCATCCTGTCTTCTTGAGACATTTTAGAGGTGGATGAAGACCCCTGTTTTGAATTTTCGTACTGTGCTAGTACCGCGTCTAAACTGTTTGTCGCCATAATTGTATAAAATTTAATTGTTTATGATAAAATATAAGTGTCAGCCTTTGTAATGTCAAATGAAGTAAAAAAAATTCGGTTTTAATTTGTTACGCAATCTTTTTAAAGTTGTCCATCTCACCATTTTCATCTCCAAAGTTTCTAAAACTTTTTTTAATGTCCAATGGGGAGTAATCTTCAACTTCATCTTGTGTTAAAATATATTCATTTTTTCCTGATTTTTCCATGTCAGTCATTTTATCGTCAAAAAATTGAGATAATTTTTGATTGAATGGTCCTGAATCTAAACTTCTAAGTTCTAATTTTTCTTCAGGTGTTTTAACTCTATATCTTTCTATTTTTTGCTCAATATTGTTTAATTTACTAACAATTTGGTCCATATCAGATAACTTATTTTCTAAGGTCTCTAAATGTTTAAATAACGTATCGAAATATTCTTCTTGTTTTGTTTCAACATTTTTTTGAGATTTAACCAAATCGGTAACTTCAATTTCTTCTTTGTCAGAACCTTTTTCTTCTCCAACTTTTTCAACATCGGGGTCATTTGCAACATCAACAGGTTGTGGTGCCTCTCCCGCAGCGGGTGCTGCTGGTGGGGCTCCTGCCGCTGCAGGGTCTCCTACTGGTGGTGAACCTGCTGCCATAGGGTCTCCTACTGGTGGTGCTCCTGCCGCAGGGTCTGCCGGTGGTGGAGGTAATTCGCCTCCTGCCGCAGGGTCTGCCGGTGGTGGAACATCTTGTTCCATAATATATTTGTTAATATTCTTATATCTATTAATCTCTTTTAATATTTTTTTATCAATACTCATTTTTTATCCGTTTAAAAGTTGTTTTATACCAGTCGTGGTTTCCACTTGTATTTTTTTATTGGTCTTCATTGTGTTATCAACTCTCTCTATAAGACCGTCTTTCATTCTAACAACATAACATTCTCCTGTGTCTAAATCACAAACTTGTTTAGACCCATCTCCTAAATCTTTTTCCGTAGTTCTTGTGTTTTTACCAAGATAACTATCTAAAATTAATTTTACGCTCATAATAGTTTTTTATTATAAATATCTTAATTTACCAAAAAATTAAATAGTTTGATTATAAACATTTATCGCTGTTTGTACTTTAGCAATAATGATATCTTTTTCTTCCTTACTTAATGAATACCATTCATTAGGTGAAACAGAATTTGGTTTTAAATTGGTGTTTACAAAAATCGCAATATCCTCCGCCTTTGTTGACGTTATTGATGAGGCTCTTAATTTCCATCTTGATAATAAAAATTCAATATTTTTTTCTAAACTCTCAAACGCAACATATGGAAAAACATTATCTCCTCTTGTAACACAAAAATATTTTTTACTATTTTCGGTACTACCAATAAAATATTGTTCGCTAGCCCCCCAATTACTATTTAAATCAATTCCAATATAGTTATTTTCAATTCCTTGAAAATTAGTTCCGTTTCCTGACTGTAAGCTCATTTGGGCAAATACCGCGTATGCAAGTTTTTCTATATTTTGAGCCGGTATTTCTAATTTTTGTGCAACGTTTTTAATTACCGTTTTCGCGTATTGATAACTTGTTTGTGTTGTCACTACGTTATCTTTTTTAGTGAAAGTATTGTATTTTGTAATACCTGAGCATTCTAAAGTGTTTGAAATTTTACTATTTCCTGTTGAGTTTGTAATTATTTTGGCCCTATCACTAATTTCATTTTTAGAATCTGAAGATTTTTTAGCTTCTTCTTTTACTTTATACTCTTTAATGATATTATCAACTAAATTAACTTTTAATGTTTGAATTAAATCTAATTCATCAGGTAATACCGCCAATGGTTGTCTTATAGCGTTTGCACTTGTTGTAAAATCACCCGGTTGTATTTGATGGGTAACTTCGGTAATCATATACGGCCCAGAAAACATTGGAATATACCTAAGATTAAAAAACATCATTGGTTGTATCATGGCGTTGCCCATCATACTTATTTGACATTCATAACTTCTAAGTTTATATAAATTATAAAGTGATAAGTTTTGAGTTGCAACATTTCTATTTCCCGCTTGTTTTGACATTTCACTTAAAATCTGTAAAGATTCTGCGGTTGGTGTATTATTTTTTTGGGAAACGGAAAATGTTTTAAACACTCCTTGATTTTGTGGTCCTAAATCAACATTAAATCCAACAACTTTGTTAGATTTTGCCCAATCTTTTTTACCCGTTTGTTCTTCAATCATTGGGTTATCAGACGCTTTTCTTAAATCAAAAGAATCGTTTTTCCACCCATTAATAATTCCTTGAGTATCCAATTGTGTACTAACTCTATTACCATAAAAACAAACCATTTTTGTGCTAGAATTTTGATAGTCGACATTTGTGAATGTTCCAAATAAAGTATTTGCAAATTGTGTCGTACCTTCAGGTTTTGGTATTGGGTTTTTTGTCGCATCTTGTACACCGTAGTAATTAACAAATGCGGGAATATTCATAACTTGAAAGTTATTTTGTTTTAAAATTGAATTTACAAAAATTAACATGTTGGATGTTAAATTTATTTTTTTTGGGTCTAATAAATCTCTTAATTGATATATGTCAACAATTACAACATCTCCAATGTCTCGACTCGCTCTATCAAAAAACAACACATCTTCAAATAAAGTTCTTACTTTAAAATCATTTCCCGAAATCCATTTATCATTAATCGCTTTAAATGTTTGATATAACTCTAATTTTGCCTGAGGGGTATTTGAGGTGTTCGTTTCAACATTGTCTTTAACAATCTTAACCCCGTCTAAACTTTTTGTAAGATTAGGAAATATTTCATCAATATTTTTATTTATAAAAAAATTACATTTATCTATGTAGGCGTCCATCAAAACTTTAAAATCAAAATCTTTTAAATTTTTATTTTTTAATTTTTGAGTTGCATAAATTTTTATGATAGGAGCACAAATCTCAATTGTTTCAGGTAAAAACGCCGTGTTAGTATCAATAAAGAAATCGAATATTGTTGACCCAGTATCGGTATATTCTATTTCAGGTATTTCTGAAAAACCAACATACTCAATTAATTTTTTCCAAGCGTCTGGATAATTTAATCTTGACGACGCCAATGATGTTGTTCCCGCACTATTAGGTAATGCTCCAGGAGTTGAGACGCTATAGGGTTTAAAAACATATTTATCTTCTAATTGTTTATTAGAAAAACTATAAAATAATCGTTTATCAAAACCGCTTGGGTTTCCATGTTTTATTAAGACATCATAACTTAAAAATCCCGTAATTAAATTAGCAAAATTTTTAGTTTGTTGATTTTGTATAAATTTAATTTTGTTATATGGTGTCGCTCCTGTATCTGGTGCCGGTACTTTCATTAATTTAGTTAAAAATAATTGAAAGTTCCCGTAACTTTTTTCAGTTTCGGTTGAGGTTAAAGAAATATTCGTATAATTGTATTTAGAAATTGTCCAATCTAAAAAATACTTTTCAAATTCATCTAAGACACTTTTTTCAAAAACAGAAAACATCTCACTTATTTTTGTATATTTTCCCGAACCCGAATTTAGTGAAAAATTTTCTTGTGTTTTAATTCCGCCGAAAACTTTTTTCATGTATTCATCAGGTCTTGGTTTAACAATATCATATACATCAAAATACCCGTAATTAGGTGCCGCCCAAAAAGTCCTAACAGAACCGTTATACATCAAATCATTTCCTGAAACTTCAATTTTTTTAACACCATCTTTAAAACATTCTTGTTTTACTTGATTAATATTTGCTCCATGAGAAGGTAATACAAAACAATTTAGTTTATCGGGTGTCAAAACGTAAGATGTCCAAGCGTTTAATTGAATTAATCTATTTGGATTTGCAGGGTCTCCGCTAAAGTCCATTGTGATATTTGCGTCAGATGAATTAACCAATGTTAATCCTGAGCTAATACCATCTTGTACGTCTGAATTAGTATACCCCGTAAAAAGTCTATACCCTTGATAAAAAACATTAAAATCATTTATTGTTTGAGGATAGAATCCTGTGTTTAATTGACTAAAAGTTTGGGGTCCTATTGGTGTGTCTTTATCTAAAGTAATGTCCACATTTTGACCGTTTTCTAATGTTAAAGAATATGTTTTTGTTAAAGCACTGCTTATTGGGTCAAAACTATTTAAATAGTCAAAATTCTTCCAAGAATTTTCTATTATATCAACTCCTGTTTGTGCCCAATGTTTATATCTATACCAAACAGAACCAATTTTTAATACCCAAGCATATGGCATTTTATGTACCGCACCAAATTTTTTAAATGTTGCAAAAATATAATTCATATATTCAACACTATCTTGGGATTGTTGTGGGTTGTATAAATACTTGGTATATTTTTCTCTTAATGTTGATATTGGTAAACTGTTAATAAAGAGGTAAGCCGGAACAACGTACGGATTGTTATCAAAATTTCTAAATTTAACAATTGATTCTTGAATTGAGTTTACAAAATAAGGAGTGTTTAAAATTGAGGTTGTTTGATTTTTAGTTAAGAGTCCCGGTTTTGTTAAATAATTTATTGAACCTTCGGTTGGTAACTGAATGTTATATTTTCCATTTCTTTCTTTATAGAATTCATTTAAATCGTTTAAATTAAATTCTGGTTGTGGGGTGTTTTGAGCATTTGTTGATGGTTGCGTAATATTTAAAAAATTATATGATGAAAATGGTTTTGGTTCTATTTCATTAGTTATACTTGAATTAGCCAATGACGTAATTAAAGTCGGTGATGAAAAATTTGCAATTACTTTAAATGAAGTGTTGAAAAATAAATTTTTTCTTGTGTCCATAAATTCTTTTTGAGGTGTTGGTGGTGGTATGAACGGTAATGTTTGAGATGTAAGAGTTTGTGGATTTACCGGACTGTTTCCGGCCAAATATTTTCTATTCCATTTCGCGTCAACAAATGGATATGTATCTGTAAAATCAGGATTATTAGAATTAGTTGTTGCGCTTAAATAATATTTAACATCTTCTTCTCTTTCAAAAGAAATTGTTGGCGTGATGTTACTTTCATTTACGGTAGTTCCTAACACCGTTGTTTGATTATCAGAATCTATTTTTTTAATTGTGAAACTACCATTTTTAACTAAATTAGATATATAAGAAGTGTTAAAAATACCTCTAATAAAATTTTGCCAACTTTGCCCAACTCCTTGATTTGAAAACTGTCTTAGTGTTGATAAATAAACTTGAGACCTCATTGCGTCAGGATAATTAACTAACTTATTAACCAAAAAAGGACTTTGTGCGGCCAAACTTTCAACAATATTTGTTTTTTCAATTTCAGAAACCGCCGGTATTATTCTAGTTAAATCTTGACCACTATCAACAGTTCTAGATATTTTTGAATAAAAAGAATATAACATAAGTCTTTCATATATTTCAAAAAAGAACTTGGTCTCTTCTTTATTATTGAAGACTTCATTGTTGGTCGGGAATTCTATACTGTTTAAACTAATTCTTCTACTATCAGTAATTTGGTTACTATCCGCGGATTCAGGACTCTCGTCTTTTGTTTCGGTTAAAGATTTAATATACTCTTCAACAAATTCCACTTCAGGCCATTGTTCGGATAAAAAAGCCTTGGTTTCATTTATAATATCGGGGTCACCAGGGTATTTTGTTACATATAAAGGTTTTCCTTTTTCGCCAGTACCTTCTTTTATGAATTCA